TATATTTCTTTCCATATTTAACCATTTTCGATTCCAGATATTTCGGCCCGGGCTGTGTTGCTCCTTTCGTAGTCGTATAATGGAAAGTTCCAGGTGGCACTTCATGATGGCGCTGTGCATATTTAATATTAAATCCAACCCTAACTGACATATTATTATGATCAGTTTTTACTTTCTCTGTGATTCTTGAACCCCATAAATCACCCATATCTTTGGGAGCTTGCGGAGGCTTGGTAATAGCATCATTTGTCCATTCATTGCCAGCATCAAACAGACCTTTTTCAGCCGATGAAGGGATAGTTTTATCAGTCAATTGCTTGAACTTTGCATTGAATTCGCTGAAATCCATATAATATCCCGATTTACTCATGCTAAATGCACCTCTTGATGGTTTTCACTAAAATCTTTGCCTGGCCTTATGTCCAAAATTGCATATTCAACGTCATTATATTTTATTATTTCCTTATGAGTTATTTTCCGAGCTGGCATAACATAAGCTGTTCCCCTTGAAACAACCTGTTCACCCGCAATATTTCTTATCAGATGAGTTTTCCAGTCCAGATAAGCTTTCATTTCAACATTCGTTGTTGGCAAAGGCTCTCCCCAGTCATCATGACCCTCATCATAGATAACGGTAATATCATCGCTCATGTAGGCTCGTATCATCCAAATCTCTCCCTTGCCTCGAGAGCTATCTCCGATGTCGGGCTGGCAGAATGTTGACACCGAGGATGCCAAGGTGGCCAAGAATCCAAATAAGGATATTTTGAACTTTTCCCTGATATCGAATATATATTTCCCTCATAAGGAATGCAAATCGGACAGACTGTCCCATGATCCGATATTTCAACCAAATCATTATCAAATTGTTCACAAGCATTTTTCACAGCCTCAGATTGGACTGTTCTCATTCTTGTTTTGGCTACTAAATCAGCATACTTAATCATGTTATAATTTCGGCCATTTATATTGATAAACTTTTTCTCATATAATTCTCTCTTGAAATGAATTCTTATCAATCGTTCAAGTTCTCCTCTGGATGCTCCCTCTCGGATAGCATCATCCAGAAGTCCAGAAATTACTTCTTCACTCCTCAAATCGAATGCCTGAATTTGCATAAGTCCACGATTAGCCTGTCTTGCTAAATATAAGTACATGGCCACATTGGTTTTTATACTCTGGTTAGCTTTAATTAAGTCATTCATTGTCATATCTGTATATTCATCAACAGAATTTCTGTGCTTTTTCGTATTGAAATATATATCTCTTGTCGCTCCCAGAATTTCAAGCCTTGTCTTGGATACCACATATCCTTTCTCATAGGCTTCAGGAATAGCCTTTTTTGTCCATTTTATAGCTATGCGATTGAGTTGTCTTATCATGCGATCAATCTTTTCCTGAAGTTTTATCGCCTTCATTTCCTGATAATTCCCGATATCGAAAGAGAAAAGCTCTCTTGTAATTGCTTTTTCAACTGCTCCATAAATCCTCTTAAGCTCATTTGTTCTATCTCTTAAAGGGATACGTCCTAATTTATTTGCCATTAAAATTTATCCATTCTGCCGCTCTTTTATGTCCTGGCAATCTAAGTTTGCTCATTGAAATTATTTTCAATTTTTCCCATCCATAAACTAAATAATATTTCCAACCATCTTTCCCATTTGCCAACCAGTCAGAACTGAACATCTTCCTACTTCCTAAAGGAATAAGAAAGAATTGTTTTTTATTTTTAAATAAATAATTTAATTTCTGTTCTTTATTTGCTCCTATTTCTATAGGAGCATCAGCCTTAGGAATATAAAGGTCATAAATAAATTTTCCTTCTTTAAAACCACGAATAGTTTCAATGTTCATAAATCCAAAAACCATTTCTATCAAATCAATCATCATTTCATGAGCCTCATTACCTAAACTAAATCCTAATGTTTTTGCCATCTTTAAAACTCGTCCACTTTTTCATCTACAGACTTATCCTCGTCACGGTCAAGGTTTACCATTCCAAAGGCTTTCTCAGTCTTAAATCCCAAATCCCCAAGCATAGCATCGATAAATGGGGGAATTGGTAATTTGTTTAGAGAATCTTTATCATAAATTTCTTTAACTATATAAGCGTGTTCAACACCTTGAGCTTGGAGTCCCTTGCGTCTATCCTCATCTGCCAAATGCAAAGCCAGATAATATGCCATCTCACACTGGATTTTAATTAATTTGACTTTTTGTGCTGCCGTCTCAGAACCTTTAGCGGGAACATTATAATCAGGGCAATAATAGATTCTGTTATAAGCCATGTTCAAAACTTTATTTTTCTTATCATCGCCGTCATCATCAAGTGCATCCCATGAATCTGTTTCAGGCCGCTCATTGGTAAAATAAGCCTCTGCCTCAGCGAGGCTACTCCATCCTAATTCTGGAACTGCCATTTAAACCTCCATGTTCCTCATTTTGTCCTTTAAATCATAAATTCTATATTGGATCTGACTGTTAAATTGTTCTATAGAATGAAATTTATATTCTTTAGTGGCGTTTATTTTTGTATTTAATATTTCATCAGTTATATTCACATCCTTAATGCCAAAATATTTAAGAATCTCATCTAAATAATCTTTATCTTGAATCATTAATTTAAAAGAAATACTTAAAAACTCCTTTTTTGTTGAATAATAAAGAAGTCTTATTATGCTTTTCTCCAAATCTTCAAGATCGACCTTCCATCGTTCTTTTGGGTGTCTATTTGCTATGGATAACCAAATTTCAGCCGGATCTCTCAGAATCACGCCCTTTTTCGCCACCTTTATCTCATCAACCTTATATCTGAGATAGGAATTGACCTCCCCATAATGATCCTGATTGAATCGCTTCTGAATATGCAAGATATCAATCTTTAAATCGTTTGCTTTTTTTGGCTCATGTCCAACTGTCCAGACTTTAGACTGATTCATCACGGTAGACAGGAATTTCGTTCCGCTTCGACCCATTGCTGTAACAAGGAAGTTTTTCATTTATGGTTTCCTATAATATTTTCTGAAAAAATCATTCCTTAGTTTCCAATATCCTTTAGTTAGGAAAATCGAATGCTTATCGGAAGCATCAGATGAATCACTCCATTGTTTTGTGGGAACAATGAAAATTTTCGTTCTCGGTCGCTGTTTCCGAAGTTCAAAAGACCAAAATAGATCATCCAACCGCATATCATAGCAATCCGAAATGTCGATTGTGAAATTTGATCTGTGACCGAATAATAATCGCCCACCCCAATCAACTTCAATAATTTTTGTTATTGAATGCGACCAAAATGATTTTGCTGAACTATAATCTTTTGATGTGAATTGCCTCCCATATATTGTTATTATTCTTTCCTGTTCCGTTGTAGTCCTAGCAGAATCGGCATTCTCCAATCCATATATCAAATCTTGAACAAGTTCCTTTTTAGGTATGATGTCATCATCGCTGACCAATATCATGTCATGTTTGAGCAATTGCGCCGATTTGAACTTGACGTGGCTACCAAGATTCTTTTGAGAATTAATGACAGTAATTGGAAGAGATGTTTTGAATTTCCCTGAATTATCCCAAACAAGGATTTCATCAACTTGTGGAATCCAGGATTTCAGAATGGAATTTATATGTTCAAACCTTTTCCATACTGGAATCATTAACGATATTTTCATTTTCTTTCATCCAAAACTTTTTTAATATTATCTATATTGTCATCAACCCAAAGAATGAGCCTTTTCAATCCATCTCTTATTTTTACTTTGGGTTCCCAAAAAAAATCCATTTCTTTTGCCCATCCATTATCTGCCACAAAATATGGTTGATCACCTGATCTTGGATCAGTAAACTTTATCTTTTTAAAATAAGTTCCCGTGATCGATTCGATCATATTAAGCATATCTACAAGATCTATGGCATTGCCTTCTCCGCCACCAACAGGATAAGAACCTTGAATATTCATAAGAAAGAATTTCTCGTAAAGCTCCATTAAATCATCAATGTATAAAACATCTCTAATCTGTTTGCCGTCTCCATATATGGTCAATTGCTTTTGCAATAGATTGCAGATAACGAACCAGGCGACCCATCCTTGATCTTCAATACCATATTGATTAGGTCCATAAATACAGGATTGTCTGAGAATGCAGGTTTTTAATCCGATCTCTGGATTACGGTATTCATTGAAGTATAAATCTCCAACGAATTTGCTTATCCCATAGGGAGTATATGGATGTGTTGGTTGATTTTTATTAATTGGCTTATTAAAACAGATATTACCATAGACCTTATTCGTTGAGGTATAAAGGCAATATGCTTTAGGGCTATATCTTTTTACGGCCTCAATTATATTGAATGAACCCAAGGCATTTGTATTAAAATCAAGTATCCGATCATTATAACTAGTTGTTACCGCTGTTTGTGCAGCAAGATGAAAAATTGAAGAAAAGGAGCCAAGGTTTTTGAATATATTGAATATATCATTTCTATTTGAAATATCTGCCTTTATAAAATGAAATTCGGATAATTTATTTAACTCTTTTAAACGGGATTCTGATCCTAAATGAATCAAATTATCTATTCCATAAATACTACAATCTAAATCCAAAAGTCTTTTCACTAGATTGCTTCCTATAAATCCACAGGAACCAGTTATCAATATTTTCATCTTTTTAGCCATGTTCACATTCTCCTCGTCCATGTCCTGGTTTTTTTTGTGTTTTTGCCACTATACGATCAAGCCAATAATGCTTTTTGGTTTTCTTATAACATGATGAGATAAAACTAAAATCTCCTCCCAAACGACGACCAAGAACAGGCTTGCCAAATTCATGAATATTATCCATCCAAATATCATGCCGAACCGCAAGGCAAAATGAGGCTATCATGGCAAATTTAGGAGCTGCTTTCCAGATCTCCGGCCTTGGGAATATACCAACGCCATTTATTATTCCCTTAAAAAAGACAATCTCCGGCTTTCTTTCATTAACCTTTTTTCTGAATATCTCAACAAATTTTGGATCAATAAGCATGTCATCATCATCAAGAATCATTACATATTTGGCATCTATATTTTTTATTTTTGCTAATGAGCGATTAGCAGAGGCCACACCGTAACCTTTAAGAGTCTTGTCATCTTTATGTAAAATATGGATATAATCATCACTTGTCTGCTTTTTTACAGATTCTATACACTTTTTAAGCATATTTGCCCTTTGAGGGTGAACTCTAGTAACAAAGGCAATTGTTTTCATTTGTAAACCCATCCTTGGTCTATCTCATTAAGGTTTTTCTGTTTGCGTTCATTGCGAGTGCCACGGGTATCATGTCGAATATATTCTCTTGATTTTCCTTTCCAATTAAACCCTTGACTGGCCGAATGACCAAGACCAGGAAATTCTTTAAGTATCTTATTTGATAATCCCCGCTTATAAATATCTCGCATTGTCAGGTAACACGGTGCGCCATGATGAACATAGGGATGAAACTTCCTGTAATTCTTAATATTTATTAGTTGAAAATAAGGATGTAAATATGGCATCCATTTCTGCTTTTTATGCTCAGGCTTAACTCCATAATCATAACCATCCATCCCAACTTTCTGTATAAAGCCAACTCCAAATGTGTCCTCTTCCATCATTTCCAACATCTGATTTACAGGGGATTTTAACATCTCTATATCGGAATCAAAAATCAGGGCATATTTCGTTTTAGCCTGATTGATGCCCATCGCCATACCCTTACCATGACCAATATTATAACCAAGGGAAATGACAGTCGTTAGATTAGATGCCAAACTTTTGACATAAGTAGCACATGGATTTTTCGGATCGGAACCATCGACAATAATAATAGGCATATAAGTATGAAATTTGCGTACAGAAGTATAAGCACGTTCTATCAAATCCTTTGTATTGCTACATACTGTGATCCCTGTTATATCAGGAAAATATGATTGATAATTTTTACTTGTTAGTTTGCCTTTCAATATATCCATATATATATCGTAATCTTTAGGTATCCATTGTTTGAGCTTTTCTCTAGATATGTCAGCAGAATCTCTTTTGTATATTGTTGCTCTTGGGTTATGACCCACTCCAATACCCAAGCGGCCAGGCAAGCCCTTAATCCCTAAATATAGTGGATTTTTATCACTATCGACAAAAATAAAGCCTCGCCCTTTTTTATTAATCTCTTTCCATAAATCAAAATCTAGATAGACATTATTTCTGTCTAAAAGAGTTTTAAATTCTGGTAGAAAGGAACTTCTGAAACCCGTCTCTGCAAGAGAGGCATGAGTAGTGTTCCCAATCTTAAAATTACCGCCTGAAGGCAAATGATAATATTTGCTGTTTCCAATCCCCACAACTTCATGTTGGTCTAATCCAAGCGCCATCTTTGCTATGTATTCGGGCGCATAATACTCATCATCCTCTATAATTATAATCTTATCACCCTTGATTAGTGGAATAACCTTTTTAAGATTGAGATTAAGGGTATGCTTCGGATCGCTAGGTTGTGGCTCTCTTCTCACATATTGCATCGGCACAGACGGTTTCATGGGTTTTTTCCCATCATCAACAACAATCCACTGATCCGGCTGTCTTGTCTGATGCCTCATCCATTGTTGACAGAGGGCAAAAGCCAACGGCCTGTCTCCCGTGGGGGTGATTGCTGTTATTGTTTTCCGTCTGATATTCTCAAAATTCCCGAACTCAAAACATCTCAATGCACTATCGGGATTGAGGTTTACGACTTTGATTCCCTTCCGTTTCAATTCGGGTGCAATCTTCTCAAAATATGTCTTATATTTCTTATAGACAGATTCAGGTTGTTTATCAGGATATTCGGCATGCCAGTGTTTCCCGCCCATATCAAAACCCAACAGATATATAGGATTGGCGCCTAAACATACAGCCAGATTCAAAGCGCCATAGCCGGAATTTGTCCCCCCGCCAAGACCATCTTTCAGAGAATATGAGAACCCATCGCTTCCAATGCAGTTCAAAAGAAAGATGTCTTTCGGATATGGATATTTTGCTGAATCAATCCAGACTTTATGGCCTTTGAAATTATCGAATTTCTCTTTTGCTTCTTTGCCCAATTTGCCTTTAACTATCCATTCATAAAGCGTGTAATCCATTGCGAACATGATTGAACAGTCAACTTTCTCATAAGCCCTATTCACTCCGATAACAAGTTCACCATTAAGCTTCGAGAAGTCGAATCCCCTGAGACTTTCCCCGCCACCGACAATGAAACATCTCTGACCTTTCCATGCGCCATCCTCAATTACCTCTGAGAAATGCCTGCTCACTTCTTTAGTATATGGGAAAAATCCAGGAATGCCCCCGAATCCTCTTTTCCTCAATTCAGCCCAAGCCCTACGGTATCTGTCTTCCTTGATTCTTTCTTCAACTATTCTATTTACTATCATATCGCTTGTAGTTACCGTTTGTGTTATGGCTTTTCGTGCCTTTCGTACTTCTTCTTCTCGTTGTCGTTCTTTTTGTTCTAAAATACGTTCAAAATCTCGGTTTCTTGTAGTTATTATTGGCATTCAATCCTCTTCTAAAGAAGAATAGGGAACGCCTGCTTGCTGACGCTCCCCTTCTATTTTTCACATTTTTATCTCAATTATGCAATATCACAACGTTCAAGCTGATCGGTATTCGCAATAGCTCCGCCAAAAGCCATCCATCCAGCTGCTGCTTCAGTACGAGAAAGCATATCGAAATTAGCATAAGTTTCCAAATTCATCCTGTCACCACCAACAATCTTCCTTTTGGGGAGGATCACCCAGTAATGGTCTGTAACAGTAAGCATGGTTGTGAAAACAGTGCTGAAATTGTAGTCTACAACAGCGGGAGCGGCTGCATAATCATAATTCACTGCTAAAGCCCTTTTGACTCGTGCCCTTAACTGAATTGGTGCAAGAACAATGAACGATACATTCTCAGCCGAAATTCCATAACCACTAGCTTGACATCCCAGAAGGATTGTTTGAGCAGCATTATTCATCGTTTGGGCATCTCTTTGAGCTATATAACCTCTGACTCCAGCCGCAAGCCCATCAGGAGAAGCTGCCCAAGCAATATCAGCAGCCTTTTCATCTGCTACAGCCTCAATTAAGGCATAAAACGTGGCTGCTCTAATCCTGTATGCCTCATTTCTGAATTCTATCGCATTTTCTTCAAGCGTCCACCAATCCTGATTCTCAAAAAGTTTTTTGTCCCATCCGAGTGCTCCGCCATAATAATCGAAATATACATACTCTCTTTCTCCAGACATCTGGTAGACATGAAGTTTCTCTCCAGTTTTCATCTTTCTGAAAGTCAGTCCACTCTGTACTGTATCAACGGAAAAGCCATCTCTTCTTGATCCGGTATAATCACGGATATTAAAAATTCGCTCAAAACCATTATCATATACAGCAAGTTCATGATATTTATCTATAGCCTCTTTCGCAGTTGCAGGGAAATCGTTCAGCGTAGTAAAATACTGCATCCGAACTTTATTAAATTCCTCTCTTTTTTTCAAGAATTTCTCATTTGTAGCAAATTGTTTAGGAACGATAGTGTTAGGAATAGCAAGAAAGAACTGAAGAGCTTCCATTACTTTTTTTTGGTATGCAGGGTCTTTCTTTTCAGGATCAAAGAGCTTTTCGCAATTAATATTCGTCCAATCTTTAATTATTTGTCCTCTCATCTTCTACCTCCTTATAATGGTTCTGTCAGAGAAGCCTTATCACCTTTCAAGTCGATCATCACGTATTCGTCATTTATCCCAGCAGCTTTTACACATATTCCGATCCAATAATAACCACTTTGGTAAGTAGGGGTAACTGGATCTCCTTGCGTGCCAGACCAATAAACCTTATCACCAGGAAGAAAGTTGTAACCTGTTCCTGTGAGTTTAAGGACGTTGATCTTCTCTGCATGATAAATCAGTACTCCCTCATCGCCGATTGTGATTGTTTTAGCTTTCTTGCATCCTGCTGCGGTATATTGAATATCGAGAATCAACACACCGATTGTATCCTGAACCTTGTAGATATAACCTTCAGTATAGGTTGTTCCTGATTCGGCATGAGTGAACTTGAAAGTACGGGCGTGATCCATAGTTGTTCTTAAAAATTGTGCCATTTTCTACTCCGGTCTAGTTTTATTTTTTTTCATCCAAGCAATCGACCATTTTGCCTGCCGACCAAATTAATCCGGTATTAATTCATTTTCTTCGCCCGATCCACCTTTGCCAGGTTCTCCGCCACCTTTCTGTTCTGTTTCTTTATCCGTCTTGTGACCGAATATTTCGGCTGTGCTTTTGTACTCCTCCAGCATGTTGTCCATGAACTTATCTACTTCCTTGCCAAGATTGTCTAAATCCTCAGGTGCAAAATTATCCTTTTTGGCCTCGATAAATTTAATTTGCTTATCGTCGAGCTTCCGTTCTTTGGCCTTCGTGCTGAAAAGGTCAGCAGCCTTGATTTTTGCACTATCAGTTTTTAGCTTCTTGACTTCATCCTCGAATTTCTTTCTCTCTTTATCCCACTTGGTTCTTTCCTCTGTGAACTTCTCATCTGTTCTTTTACGATGAGCATATTCACCCGTAGTCGCCTCTTTCACCTCTGCTTTCACATAACCTTTGACAATTGGATCATCGATCAGTTGATCCCTTCCGAATACCTCAGATGGGTCAATTCCTTCCTCTCCTATAAATTTCTTGATTTCTTCGAGAGTAGGCATACTTCCACCTCCTTTTTTGAATTTGGAGTGGCCGTTCGCAAAAGCCTGAAGTTCTCCCAGAAGTGTTGCTCCTGGAAAGCCAGGCTTATCGACCGCCGAATTGCCTAAAGCAATTCCCGTAATATCATCAACATCAATAGCATGAATATTGCCACTGACATCGTTTACATTTATGTCGGCCTCTATCGAAGCCACATCAAAAGGCATATTCTTATATTCTGGATAAATATAAGCCGCAATCATGGCACTGAATTTGCCATCAATAGTCTTTGCTCTTGAGCCTGCTACCTCTCCTATTTGCGTCCTTCCTTCATGTTCATTGGTCTCAGCATGGCCACTGAATAATTTCATACCTGCATATATTTTTCTTGATAATTTTCCAATTGCATCTTTAAACCATGTCTTCACAACCTTTCCGACTCCTACCCAACTACCTTCTGCCTCACCTTCCTGCCCAACTATAAAAGCCTTGAACAGTGGTTTTGGGTCTCTTCTTTTGACATCTTCAAGAAAATAAGGCGGTATCATGGCTCTTATTTCACTATCGGCCATTTCTTGGAATTGAGCTCTGAATTTCATTTCTTCTTCCTTTTGGCCGCCCTAGCCTTCGCCATCCTCTTTTTCATAGCAATCTTCTTTTCTTTGGCCATTAATTCATTCTGCTCATTCTGATAAATGACCATGTTTTTCTGAAAGGATGTCCTTTCTGCCATAATCTCATCACGTTTTCTTTTCTCTATTATATCTGCTATATCCGCCATATTGTGGGTAGAGACAACTGGACTTTTAATCTTCTTTTTTGGTTGCTTTACCTTGATGCTGGCATCTATATTTTTTGTAGTTGTCCGATTGAGCTTGATTCGACCTTTACTCAAATTAACGTCTATTTTTCTTGTCGTTATCATAATTTACTCCTATTGATTAGACATTGATTCCTTTGATTGCAATATCTAGTTCTGGTTGAGGCCCCCTTAAATTTTTTTGCCAAATTTCATTATATGAATTCATGAGAATCCTATAATGAGGTTTACTATCTTCTCCAAGAAGAATAAAAACTTCTCCTTTTTTTAATGCTTTCATCTGTTCAGAAGTTAAATCCGCTTCCCATTTAATTGTCCTATTTTTAAAAAAATAATCTTTAGGTTGATATTCAATATTCATTTATTTTTCTCCTTTTATTGCCGCCTCGAATCTGCCGCCGTGGTCTTTGCAATGTTTTCTTGCCTTAGTAGCAGTCCAGATTTCCTTTGAATAATAATAAGCATAATCACTTGAGCCTTTTCCGCCTTTCGGAACACCGATTCTGACTGTATAAACTTTTCCTTTATGGCTTCGTTTCTGCGAGCCTACAACCTTGAGATTTGTATTTATATCACAAACATGAAAATTTTTTGAAGGCATGGTTTATCTCCTATCTATTTTTTCCTTTGCCTCGGCCACTGCCTTGACTATAACCGGGTCCAGTTGATCGACCTGGGCCTTTATTGATATTCCTACGCCCTCCTCCTGACATACCTTTGCCTTTACCGGCTCCTGCTTTTTGTCCATATTTTGTCATTATTCTTTACCTCCAAATAATTCTTTATCATTCAAATCAGTCTTTAAATCTTCATTCTCATGCTTTATCTGTTCAAGCTCACTTGTCTCTTTATCCTGTTTCCTCTTCAGCTCCGATTTGACATCAAACCCAGGTATCATCGCAAGAAAAGCCTCGTCAGATAGTTTTCCACCTAAACAAGCTGGCAAGAATATTTTCTCTAATCGTTCATAGTGCTCTTTGGTTATAGTGGGAATATCAACTTTGATTTTATCAGGATTAAGCTGTTTTTCTTTACTCATTCCTTGATTAGTAGCTTCGTTATACATAATCATAGCCTTCTTTATGACTTCCTCGTAAGCTCCGATCCAAGTCTGTCGCTCTTTGGTTGTCGAAGCGTTTATCATTTCCATGAGATTCTCAGCCGTTGCCCTATTCGACATGAGTTCTACAAATCCCAGAAAGTGAATGGGAATACCAGTTGTGCCGCTTATCATCTTGGCCAGATTCTTGATTTCATTCTCAATCGATTCTACACCTTTAATGTCAAGTTCCAGAAAACTTAAATCAAAAGTTCCCGCCAGGATTTTCTTAATCTTGAAATTTTTATCAGCAAGAGAAGCAAGTGCAAGTTTAACTTCATTATCATTTTCACATTTAGCATAGAGGATCGGGCCGGCGAAGATATGATTAATCTGTCTCCAATCTCTGAGCGCCATATCAAGATTTTCTACTTGAGTGAGACATTTCATTATCTTCGGAGCGGCCTCGTTCGGATTCATTATCCGCCCCCCGAATTTCTTATAAACGAACTCTTTAGCCTCAAGCGTCTCTATTTTGTTTTTGCCTGTTGCTTTCCATATTAATTTCTGATAATCCAAATAATCTTGAGGGTTGGTTTCAACTATATATTTCTTGTCCGCCCAACTGATAAATCGGACTGATACCATATATTTATCTTCTTCTTTCTCCGCCTCTTTATCCTTTTCCAGTGCCAGCTTCAAGGCAATTTTACCTTCAATCTCTGCTTCTTTTGCAAACTCCTGGACTACTTCTTTATCTAAATCGTTATATTCCAAGAATCTTTCAGTCCATTCCAATTCTTTTTCTGCTCCTTCTTCTTTCTCTGATACAGTTAAGCCATCCCCTATAATAAAAGCAGACCTCAAATCGATAATGTTCCCTGTTTGCAATACCCCCCAGTCGGCCGTCCCTTTATACTTTCTGTCTATCTCGGCTATAGCAGAAGCATATGTGGGATAGGAGTTACCTTTATATTTCGCTGTTGTTTCAGTCAAGGAAAGAATATCATCCTTCACAAGATGCTGGAGCTTCTGTACCTGGTTTTCCAGTTTTGTCACTCGCCCTTTCTGACTTGCGACCTTATATTTCATAAACTGAACATTAGCCAAGTCTTTAGTCCATTTCTTAATGGTTTTCTTTATGCCCATATATCACCTGTTCCTACGCTTGGTACTCCTGCAGCACCAAGCCCTTTCTTACAATGCGTATAAATCCCATATCTTATGGCATCCATAGCATGATCATCAAACTTCACAGGTTCAGGCAATGGATTGCCATCTTTATCTGTTTTCCATTTATACTTACTCCGTTCTCTGATAATATTGTCCGAGCCTTCAACAATATGAATTTTCATGCTTTTGAGATAATCAATACCCGCTCTTACTGAATCAGGCCCCTTTTCTGCCGGTTTTGCCTTTATGCCATTATCACAAAGCTCTTGGATAGATTTAGGCTCTGCACTATCCCAATAAGATTCTGCATCATTAGCTCCTAAGTCTTTGATTCTCTGTGCCAAAATCGGATTAGTCAGCTTGGTCTCATAAATAATCTCTTCTACCCAAAACTCATTAGCTTTACGATAAATACGATTATATGAAGCAGGATTCACGCTATATCCAAAATCACCGCCATAAATAAACTCATCCATATTCATTTTCGATGGATGTTCGCCTTTCCATACATCCCAATTAAATATTTGTCCCTTTGCCAATGCCCAAATTCCATAAAGATATATATCCCTATATGTTTCATCATCTAATCCCTCAAGTATCTTTAAATACTGTTCTCGAATTTCTTTTATTGGATTGTCATGGATTGTTGAATTATGGATATATGAATCGGGGCTTTTCTTATCAAAGAACATTTCTTTTATCCAGGGCCCTTGAGCTTCGTCTGGATTAAAAGTCATCATGATCTGTTTATAATATTTTGTTGGTTCTCGCAAAATAAGGTCTATTTCCCTGAAATCATCCTTCGTGAATTCCGTTAGCTCTTCCATCCAGATGGATGTCGCCGCTTTATAGCTCTTAATCTTTTCCCATTCATCTAAACCATCAAAAAGTATTTCATTGGGTTGACCAATTGGATTAATGAATGATATTCGTCTATCTGTTTTGTTGTAATCATAAATGACATCATTTTCTGCTAATACTGTCCGAATAACTTGGATACATGACTCCTGAACTGTCTTTCTAATCTTTCTCAACACAAGAAAACGATGATTCCCTTCTTTCATGCAACGATAGAATATTTTCCTTGCTGCAAATTCCGATTTCCCGCTACCTCTTCCCCCGCAAAGCACAAGATAACGCTCTTGTCGCTCAAGAAGCGGGTAGAAGGATTCACTTAACTTTATTTTCATTTCGTTTTTATGACTTCTATTATTAATTTTCCATCAATTTTTCCGCTATGCTCAATCTTATCAGTAAACATTCCAAGATGTCGTCCTATCATCTCAAGGGTCTTCGTTTTGCTGTGAAGCTTAAATTCAATTCTTCCTTCTTTATAGTTCGTTTTTATTGCCTCAATTGCTCGTGCCTTTTCTTCTGGAATCTTCTCTATATCTTTAAACGTAATAAATCCTTTTGCTGATGCATCCACATAATCCTGAATATTAGAAAAACCTAAATAAGCCAATTCTTTCAACACTCTATCTTGTGTAATCTTTGTTCTCTCAGCTCTTTTCTTCATCAGCTTTTGGATTTCAACTTGTAAGTTATCATTCGTTATCATTCTATGACCTGTAAGCTTGGCCGTCTTTTTGCTGTATCCAGCCCTTATCGCTGCCTGTGTAGCATTCAGGTCTTTGAGATATTCAGCACAAAATCTCTTCTGCTTAGGAGTTAAATTCATTTCAGCTCATCCAATTTATCAAAAATTCTCTGATGATCCTCTCTGTTCTCTTTGCGTGCCACTTCTGCCTGCTTCCCATTGTCATCTATAAGTTTGTATAAATGCTTTATTGTCGTATCATGTTCTTTAAGCTCTAATTCATGTTTAACACATTCTTTAGCTTTCCCTGGCTTGCAACCGTTGCCATTCCTTCTCTTCTGTATCCTAGGAATCGCTTCTCTCACTAACCAAGCTGCCACTATTCCTATTGCTCCAAGTCCCTCTGGTTGTATTGCCATTTATTTCTCCTTTTTCTTCTCTACTAATTTAAAATCTAATATAATCTCAAAAATAGTCTTACAATCTGAGCATTTAACTTCTGTCATTCCGCAACTTTCAGCATAATAGCATCTTAATAAAGCTCCGCAATTAGGACATTTAGCCATCCATTCATATCTATCGCCCATTTATTTCTCCTTCACTATCTTTATTTTCTGCTTATCATTCAAAAATTCATCTAATAAAGCTCCGACAGCTTGACAAAATCGCATCATGCTAACTGCAATGCTTGTTATTTCATTAAATGAATATTCAGGCTTTTTAGGAATATACATTTCAAGACTACCTGTTTTTCCATCAATTTTGAAAGCCCAGTCATTCTTATTTACTTTCATTGTCGCTCTTCTAACAGCTTTCTTAATCTTACTATCTCTGAT